GGCGATGCTCTCCGGCACGCCCTGGCGTCCGATGGGCTACGCCTGGGACAAGGGCCCGGACATCCACATGACCTCCGAGTACGAGGGAGCGGCCAACTTTATCGCGGTGACTGCCCTTATTTCCTCCGGCGAGCCAGTGGATAAACCCTCCTATGGCTCGGCCCAGGGAGGCAAGAGGGGCCGCAGCGCCATCGGCCTGCGGGGTGGCAGTCTGGCCCTCTACTGCTCCTCGGATGGCGCCGATGCAGCCACGCCGGAAACTCTGCGGGACGAGCTGGCCGGGCTGGGCTGGGCCTCCGCCGTCATGCTGGATGGGGGCGGCTCCAGCCAGTGCGACTTTGGCGGCGAGCGCATCACCGCCAGCCGCAAGGTGCACAACTGGATTTGCGTCTGGCTCAAACAGGGCGGCCAGAAGCCGCCGGAACAGGAGGACAAGCCTATGAGCAAGCACACTGTATGCCTCGACCCCGGACACGGGCCGGGCAACGTTAACGGCTCCCCGGACGGCACCTACAAAGAGTGGGAGTTTACCTGGGACATGGCTCAGCGTATCAAACCGCTTCTGGAGGCCCAAGGGGTGGGCGTGGTGCTCACCAAGACGGCGGACAATTACCCCAGCCTGACAGAGCGGGCCAACATCAGTAATAAGTCAAAGCCGGACTGCTTTGTGAGCATCCACACCAACGCTTACGGGGAGGGGTGCTGGTCGAGCGCGTCCGGGCTGGAGATCTACACCAGCGCAGGGCCTATGACGGCGCAGCGCAATGTTCTGGCCTCCAAGCTGGTCAACACTTTCCACGCCGCCGGGGTTTCCCTGAGAAATGAACCTATCAAGCATGAGATGTATACCGTGCTCGCCAAGACGGACGCCCCCGCCGCGCTCATTGAGTACGGCTTCCATACCAACAAGATGGACACGGAGTATCTCAAGGATAGCAAGTACCGGGACAAGCTGGCCGAGGCCACCGCAAAAGGCATCTGTGAGTTCCTGGGCGTGGCGTGGCAAGCCGAACCGGGAGAGGACAATGCAGAGGATACCCCGGACAGTTGGGCCGCTGAAGCGTGGGGAAAGGCCAAAGACAAGGGCGTACTGGACGGCACCCGTCCCCGCGATAATATGACCCGGCAGGAGCTGGCTGTCGTGCTGGACAGGCTTAATCTGATTTGATGGAGGTACATATCATGGACATTTCTTCTTTGGGTATCACCGGAGTGGCGGTTATCACTGTGATCTGCTTCCTGGTCGGGCAGGTGGTCAAGGCCACTGGACTGGACAATAAGTGGATTCCCATCATCTGCGGTGCGTTTGGCGCGGTGCTTGGCATCCTCGGCATGTTCATCATGCCTGAGTTCCCCGCTTCTGACTATTTGACCGCCGCCGCCGTTGGCATTGTCTCCGGCCTTGCGGCCACTGGTATCAATCAGGTCTATAAGCAGATGAAGGGGGGCTAACCCATGCCCGTCAATGATTGTGAGAACAACTGTACGCTGAAAACCAGGGTGGACAGGCTGGAGAAGGACTTTGAGGCCGAAAAGGAAACCAACTCCCAACGCCATGCGGAATTTTACTCTCGCATTGGCAATTGTGAGCGGGTACAGGCCGTCAGCGGGACCAGGCTGGACACCATCATGGACAAGCTGGACTCTATCGCCCTCGACCTCACCGCCCTGAAAGAGAAGCCGTCCAAGCGGTGGGAGACGGTCGTGGCGGCTATCATTACGGGCGCGATAGGGTATCTTCTGGCTAGTATCGGGATCGGGTGATTTCACACCGTGGACGGTGCGGAGGACAAGCTGGGTGGAGACCAGAACGAAGAGAAGTAAATCACTAAGCGATTGAGAGTTTGAAGCGCCCCCGGGGCTGTGAGCTTCGGGGGCGCTTTTTCAAGGTGCATATATCAAAACAGGGCGGCGGTGTTCCCTGGTGCCGACGGGCTCCCGTGACGCCCCTGACGGGGCGTTTCGGCCCGTGCCCGGCGGGCCATCATCAGACGGGCTACTTCTTTTTTAAGGTTCGAATGATGACGCACACAGATAGCCCTATGCTGATTCCGAGTAGGATATAGATAAAAATGTCCATGCCTTGACACCTCGCAAGCGATTTGTTATCCTAGAAGGGGGAGGGGTTACCTCCCCCACCTCTAGCTCTTTAGCTTCTCAAGGAGAAGAATCAGGGCTGTTATGAGGTTTAGGGTTGCGGTGGCGAGGGTTATCAGTTTGTCGGGCTGAACCTCGCCGCCCTTTTTCTTTCGCTTGCTCATGTGGCACTCACCTCCTTTCGATGGTCTTATTATAATACATGTATGCATGTATTTCAATGGTAAAACTCACCAAATATAAATGTATGTATTTGTTGATGCTATACATGGATACATGAATCTGAATGTGATATAGTGTAGTTGAGGTGATATTAATGGCCACAAAAGCCCATCTGGAAGGGAACAAGCGATATTTGGAGAAACTAGATCATATTACGATTCGTGTGCAGGGGGGCACCAAAGAAAAAATAAAAGCCCATGCACAGCAGAAGGGCATGAGTCTGAACGCCTATATCGTAGACCTGATTGAGAGGGACATGGATGTGAAAAAATAAAGCAAGCACCGTTTCCAGTATGGGAGCGGTGCTTACTTTTCGTTCATAGCTATATCAATTAGTTCAACAATAAACTGATTTACACTTTTGTGTTTACTGGAGGCAAAAGCAAATATTTTTGCCTTCCGCCCTTTTGTTACTTTGATTTCAATGCGGTCATAAGCCTTTTTATTATATCGCGCGGTTGCCTCTTTTTGCGCATCTGAATATGCCATGCGACCACCCCTTGACAGTATGCACCATTATACTTTATACTATCGACAGTATGGTATAATGTCGACAGTATAAAAGTGATCTATTTTACATGATTCGACTTGATTCGCGGGAATATTGCGTGATACTGGGAAACATAGGTATGGGGGGGGATGTAGCGTTGAAAAAGATGAGCAAGATGGAGCGCATTTTTTGTGGTCTTGCCTGCGTTGTAATCGTAGTCTTGGCTATCGGGATTCTTCTGATATGTTTTCAAAATAAGCAAGAGGAGGAGGAATATGCAAAAAGGCGAACCGAATTAATTGAAGCCTATCAGAAAGGGACAGGTGACGAGCGTTTAACTGCCGCGTTAAGCCTATCTTTCGGGAGCAGTTATGAAGTCCTCAAAGCGGAATACACGGACAACGAAGCTACAGTGGTACTGCACGCAGTAGAGGAGTCAACAGATGAAGTTGCGATTCGCGATTACGCAAGAGACACTGTGACACTAATGAGTTGGGTGTTTGGTATCCCTGATGTTGATAAGTTGTCTGTAACTTTTAGGCACACATTTTTGGATACCGGCGGAAATGAGATCCAAGCAGATGCCTTTATAATTGGAATCAGCCGGGAAAACACAACAGATATCAATTATGAAAATTTCTTGGATATGGTTTGGAACGACCCTTCACGTTTGACAGACCGGGCGGACGGTTACTTGATAACTCCGGCGTTGAGGGAATAAAAACTGGACAGAGGCGACCACCTCTGCCCAGTAAGCAATTACTCCAGCATGTCCAACACGGCGTCCTTTAGGTGCAGCGGTGAGAGGCTATACCTATTAAACGCCATGACCATGCGAAAGACCAGTTCCGCATCGGTCGATACGTCCTGGAGAATCTGCACAGGGCCTTGGTGCAAGTATGTGCCGATCTCCGGGGCGTATTTCTTTCGCCTGAACATGAAATAGGATATGGGCACGACGATCATCCTTTCTCTTTTTCTACGGGATGTGTCGTGTGTAAAAGGGGGCCCTCTAGCTCGAGCAGGAGGGCCTCGCTTGTTTATGAGAGAGGAAAGATTGTGCCCCCACAATTGCCCCCAAAGCCCCGAGATATGCCCCGAAATCCTGCTAAATAGTGCACGTAGAATATATGAGAAAACAAGACAAAAAACCCTGTAGTCATTGAGACTACAGGGTTTTGTTCTGGTGGAGACGACAGAACTCGAATCTGTGACCCCTTGCGTGTGAAGCAAGTGCTCTACCGGCTGAGCTACGCCTCCATATATTGGTGACCCGTACGGGACTCGAACCCGTGTTACCGCCGTGAAAGGGCGGTGTCTTAACCACTTGACCAACGGGCCAGGTTGCCCAAGCGGGGCGGGATACTCCTGAAGGGAAGTCCCAAAAGACGGCGCGGTGCCGTCTTTTGGGGTCTGGTAGCGGCACCTGGATTTGAACCGGGGACACTGCGGGTATGAACCGCATGCTCTAGCCAACTGAGCTATGCCGCCATTGAAAACCCCCTGTCGGACAGGGCAGAATTCAGTATACGCGATCATTCCCGTTTTGTCAATTGTTTTTTTCAAAAAAATTAGTCAATTTTGTAGCCGACGCCCCAGACGGTCTTAATGAACCGGGGATTGCGGGAGGGCTCGCCCATTTTTTCCCGCAAGCGGCGGATATGAACCATAACCGTATTATTGCGGTCCAGGTATTTCTCCCCCCACACGCTCTCAAAGAGCCGCTCGGCGGAGATGACCTGGCCCCGGTTCTCACAGAGCATCCAGAGAATGTCAAACTCAATGGGGGTGAGGCCCAGCTCCCGGTCGTAGAGGGTACACTCGTGGGTGGCCCGGTTGATGACCAGGCCGTTGAAGTCAATGATGTCCCGGCAGTCGCCGGCCTTGTCGGCCTCGTTGTAGCGGGTGTAGCGGCGCAGTTGGGCTTTGACCCGGGCCATCAGCTCCAGCGGGTTGAAGGGCTTGGTAATGTAGTCGTCTGCGCCGATGGTGAGGCCGGTGATCTTGTCCATGTCCTCCGCCTTGGCGGTGAGCATGAGTACAGGGAAGTGGTGCTCCTTGCGGATTTCCCCGCAGAGGGTAAAGCCGCTGATGTCGGGGAGCATCACGTCCAGGATGGCCAGGTCCAGAGCCTGGGTCCGCACCACGGCCAGCGCCTCGGTGCCGGTACCGCACTTGAACACGGTGCACCCCTCGCTCTTCAAATAGACCTCTACCAGATCGGCAATCTCCGGCTCGTCGTCCACAACCAGAATCCGCGCGTCCATGGCATCCGCCCCCTTTTCCAGGACATTATAGCCAAAGCGGCGGCGGCAAGTCAAGGGCGGGGCGTAATTGTAAGAAAAACATCAGAACTGCTGGGCGCGGCCAGGCGAACCCTGGCCGCGCGGAGCGGTTAGCCTGACGCCCGGTTCATCTTCTGAATCACCAACCCGGTCTGCACATTCCGGCCGTCCACACTGCTGCTGTAAGTCAGGGAGAAGGTGGTGGGGGCCGGAGCGTAAAAGCTGAGTGCCCGGGCTCCGCCTGCAGTGGAGTCGCTTCCGGCGGTACGGAAATAGATGCCCAGGTCGATGCGGGCCTGGCCGTTGAACGACGGGGTGATCTGAAGATACCCAGGTGAGGCCAGGATCACAAATACATCGAAAAAGACCTGGTAATAGCCGGGCTGGAGCCGAAGCTGCTGGGTGCCGCTCAGTGTGATATTGCCTGTGGGGTCATTCAGCAGCTCATAGAGCGGAATCTGTCCGTTGTTGGGGACGGATCGTACATCGGAGTAGTAGGAAGCAAAGACATCCTCACCCGGTCCACCCGCAGGACCAGTGGGGCCAGTGGCGCCGGGTGTCCCCTGCGGGCCTGTCGGTCCGGCGGCGCCCTGGGGCCCCTGCGGCCCGGTGGCTCCGGCTGGGCCGG